GTACCATTTCTCCATCAGCATAACCTATTCTACCACCATCTTTTACACCTTGACCTAGGAATTGTAAAAATTCTTTGTAAGCATCTTCATATAATCCCGGATCTTCATCTCCTAAAGGATATTTTAACCTACCATCCTCATTAGTTTTAAGTTTTAATCGTTCCATAATTGTTGATACATAACCTTTAACAAATTTAGGACTTTGTAATATAGCTTTTGCCGCTGGATTTTCTTTTTGGTAGTTGTTTATTAAATTAATATTAACTTGTTTTTCTCTTTTAATTTCTTTAATTCTAGCTGCATCTTCTGAAATATTAGGATCCAATGTTTCTAATTCATCTTCTAATTTAAATTGTTCATTTAAAACAATTTTTAATTCGTCCGCGATCTCCAAAGCTGCATAAGTTTTACCACCCTCACCACCAACCATGTCAGCTTTTGCTGCTATCAATGTTTTAAACATATCAGATTCACTAGCGTATCTTTGTTCATCAGCTGATTGTTTACCTTTCATAAATTCTGTGTAAGGATCTTTAGCTGATGTTGCAACGTCAGCTAAAATATTACCTGATGTAGGTCTTGATACTAAATCAAGTCCCATACTAATTAAAAAATCATTTATGTTTGTGCCTCTTGGCTTGTAAGACATTTGACTTGCTAAGTCTTTTAGCTGTTGCATATTCATGTTTCTAAGATCTATTTTAGATAGATCGTTTTCTTTAACAAGATTATCTTCGTTAGTTGCGTAACCCTGTCTAGGTGCTTGTAATCCAGATGTAATACCTTCGGCACTACCACCCATTCTAAACATTGGTCTTCTTAAAGTTCTATTCATTAATCTTTTTTTCCTCTAACGTTACCGTAGATACCGCCAAGAGTTGATCCTACTCCAAGAGCTGTTGCTAATGCACTTGGACTTCCTTGGTTTTGGAATTGATATTGAGGTCCCATACCACCCATTAATCCTGTTAGACCTGATCCTAAGAATCCAAGTCTTTCGTATGGTTCGTATAGTCCCATTCTTTCTTTTTCTCTTTGTGCATCTATGTTTGCTTGTGCAAAAGCTTGATCTGCGGCGCCCACCTGACCCGCTCTTGCTATATCTGTTCCTTGGAATCCTTGTAATGCTCCACCTAATCCTTGTTGATATTGACCTAATCCTAATTGACTTTGTGCTAGACCAGCTTGTTGTTGTGCCAGTGCACCTCTTTGACCTGCCATACCAGCTTGTTGTCCAGCTTGTCCTGCTAGTGCAGAACCTAGACCAAGTTGTGCTTGACCTAATCCTAATTGACCTTGAGCAAGTTGTGCTTGTTGTCCAGCTAAAGATCCTGTTGCTTGACCTAATCCTAATTGACCTTGTGATAATGCCATTTGATTTTGTAAATCTGCTTGTCTTGCAGCTTGTGCTTGACTAAATCCTTGTGCTTGTAATTGTGCTTGTAATGCTGCTCTGTTTCTATCTGATGCTGTTTGGTATTCTGCTTGCATAACACCTTCACGACCACCACCAAAACCACCAAGTGCTACTGCTTGATCTGATATTGCTTGTTGTCTCATAGCTGCTTGTTTATCAAACTCTGCTAATGATGTATCAATGACTTGTGATTGATAGGGTGACATATAAGAAGCTAGTGACCCTGTTCCAGTTCCAGCACCTGTTCCAGTCAAAGCTGCAGCTTGACCAAGACCTGTTCCTGCTGCACCAATAAATGATGGTACTCCGCCAAGTGTTGTGCCAGCTTGACCTAACCCTGTCCCTGCTGCACCTATAAAAGGTTGTGCTCCTGCAGTTGTTGTACCCGCTGTACCTAAAGCTGTTTGTGCTCCTGTTAATTCTTGTCCTGCAATTCCTAATCCTGTTTGTGCTAAACCTAAACCAGCCCCTGCTGTAGTTCCAGCTGTCCCTGCTGCTTGTACATATGGTTGGTAAGCACCAATACCTGATGTTGTTAACCCTGTTGCTTGTTGTTGTAATGCTGTTTGAGGAGCAACCTTCGGTGCCATTGCTGATATTTGTGCACCTGTAAATGGCGTTGCCGCCAGTTGACCCATGGCATCAGTATATTTTTCTGATAATGCCTCTATCTTTGGGTTAAATAAATTTCGTTGTTCTGTTGCCATTATAATACTTCTTCCAATCTTTGTGATGTTGCAAACATTTCTCTAGCACCAGATAATCCTTGTGATCCTTTAGATACTTTACCACCTGCTTCTAAATTCTCCATCATGTTCTCCATGATTTCTGCTCCTTTGTCTATATCTCCGCCTCCTGCATTTCTAACAGCATCTGCAGTAAATACAAACTCATTTTTTGATAATCTTGCTGGAACATCATCAGCTCTTTCTTGACCACCGATAGGTACAAAGCCGCCTTCGTTTCTATAATCTTTTTCCATACCACCCATGTCCATCATGCCACCTTCTTGGGCCATGATCCGTGGTTGTTGCATCATTCCTCTTTGTGCCATCATTTGTCGTTGCATCATAGGATCCATCATAGGTCTTGGCATTTGATTTGGCATTGTTGTTGTATTAGCCATACCTGTAGATTCATCATCCGAGAATGATTTAATATTTTGACCATCTAATTGTAATGTTATCGGAGGCATACCTGCATTACCACCCATTGAAAACTGTGGTCGTTTCATAGAATACAAAGCACCTAATGCTTTTGATCTAAAATTTTCATCATCATCATCGTCATCACCACCCTCTGCAAAACCGATACGTCCACCGTTAGCTGAAAACTGAACAAAGTCTGTTGGAATAGGTGCAAAGTTTTCACGTTCTTCATTTAATCTTCTTTCATAATCTGCGTAAGGATCAGGCATATTTTTATTTGCCATCATAGTGTATAAACCAGCCAGTCCTGACAAACCTGTAATTGTTCTAAAAGCATTTTCTGGTTTAAATGCTGATTCTGCTATATTTCTAAAACCTTCAGTTATACCTTCAAAACCTCCACCGCCGCCACCTTTAGTAAGCATACTAGTAATATTTCCTTTAAGAGGATTACCAAATAATGGATTTCCTTGTAATAAGTTTCCACCAAAATACATTAATGCCATCTTACCCAATGGACTCTTAGCTATTTTTTTAAATCCTTTAAATGCTTTTTTAAATGGTTTTGTAATTTTTTTAACAATCTTACCTAAGAAGTATCCTTGTCTAAGGTCCGCGATCCCTCCACCAGCATAATTGGCTCTACCGCCATTTGCTAATGTTATCATATTAGTTGTTGGATCAAGCATATTAGAAGGTAGGTTAGAATAAAAATTACTTGCACCTGGTATTAAATATTGATTTGAGTATTGACCTGTAACTGGATCTGTAGGTATAATCGGTGGTGTTGTATCTTCTTCTTCTTCATCTGGTATAAAAGGTATTGTTTGTTGTCTAAATTCTTGACCACCGCCATCTCCACTAGTTTCTGTTTGTTTAAATCTGTCTAAGTATTTTTGATAACCAAATTGATTTAATATATCTAAATTACTAGGATTTAATAAACTTTCACCTGTTTCATCAGTTAAATAACCTTCACCTAATTGACCTTCTAAAACTTCTCTTTCTTCATCTGTCAAAGAAGAAATAAATTTTTGTCTTTGTTTTTGATTATTAAATGCTTTAATTTTTTTCATAGTTTTCATTGCTAATGTAAAAGGACTTGGAACAGTAATTTTTTGTTTTGGTTCATCTGGGATTGCATATGTTTTTTTAAATTCTTCTTGACCTTTTTTATAAGCACCTGGTGGTAGATCACCACTAACGTAACTAGGTCCATCTCCACCCATACCTTTTGATTCGGCACTACCTGGTGCTCCACTTCCACCTTGATACTGACCAGCACCTTGGTCTCCTCCTTTTGGATCTTGACCACTATAACTTCCACCAACGTATGCACGTCTACCATCAAGACCCATAATACCACCAAAGGCAGCACCCATTCTATCTTGTTCTAGTGATCTGTAATAATCTCTTGGTGACATAAATTGTTCACCAGCTTCTTCTTGGCCCATTTTATAATTTCTATATTCATCTATCAAACCAGACTTCATGGCCATATTGCCAATACCTTTTTCATTAGAACTCATCTGTGCTTCAGCTGCAATCTGTTCTAAAAATTGTTGCATGGACATTGGCTCAATACCTTGCTCTTCCATTTCAAATACATATTTTTGATACTCTTCTTCTAATTGAGCCATTTGAAATTCTTGCATCATTCTTTGATCTTCTTGGGGTGATTTAGGTCCTTGATTACCTGAGTAAGTAATTTCTGGTGCACCTGTGTCTAGTGATTCTAATCCTGTTTTCATATAATTTTTTAAGTTAATTTTAAAAGCAGGAATTTAACCTGTGGTTTCTTATATTACTTGTTTTTGTCAAGTAAATCAAGCTATGTTGTAACAGTTCTTTTCTTAACTTCTAGAGCAGATAACACCACATGTAGCCTGTTTGCTGTAGCTGCTGTTACTTTTAATATTTCACTTTCCTCTAATACAAGAGGGCCTGTTAATAGTTCTGTTGTTGCATTAGCACTAATAGATTTAGTCTTAAATAAACTAAACACAGCACTAGCTGTATCTGTAATAGTTACAGTTATAGTATCAGCGTTTCCTGAGTCTTCTGATACTATTATTGATTTAATAATAGCAGTTGTAGCACTAGGCACTGTATACAATGTTGTAGCACTAGTAGTTGTTAGATCTACTTTTTTATTTACAAATGTATTAGCCAAAGAAATATGCCTCCGCTTCCGCTTCTTCTTTTATATCTTGTTGAAATGTTGTATTTAATTTTTGCACAATACTATCTATATCTCTAACAAATGATTGTTGTATCTGTTCATCGTAATTTTTTGTAGGTTGTGTAAGTGATTGTACAATTCTAGCCATTATCTTCTACCATCCGGTTGTATATCTAATCTAAATGTACCAAGTTTCCAAAACTGACTTGTACTACTGTTAGATACTTTTAATGCAATTGATCTAGCTCTAGCACGTGTGTCTAGTTTTTGTGTAGAATTATTTACGGTAAATGGTCCAAGTGATGAACTAGCTGCAGTATCATTTGGAAAATCTTTTAAATTTAATGTAACAACACTATCACCAGTCTGTGATAAAAAGTCTGGTAATACTCTTCTAATTTTCATCATAAACTCACCATCACCAGCAAGTCCTTGTTGACCTATATCAAAATCTCCTGATTGTATGTTTGCGGTAATAGAATTTGTTGCACCTTCTTTAATTTCATCTAATCCTTTTTCATGTTCAAAGTATGTTGTTGTACCATCAGTGCATCCAATAACGTGGTCTTTGTTTGTAGTCGCTGTTGTATCATCACTATTATATTCTGTTGCATGTGGTTTACCAAATACAGCTGAGTCTTGCCAAGCTGTTCTAGCTAGTGTGCCTGTTGTCCAAACTGGACGTTCTGGTGTTGAGTCTAGGTAATTGTAACATACCATACGGTTCACGGTCCCTGATCCTGAGTTAGGATAAAACCACATAACCTCACCAAACAAGTTATTTAATCCTGCATTAATGTGTTGTTTAGGAATTGTATTAATATCATCGTAAACATGATCTTCAACTAAACATGCAAGTGATTCTAGTTTACCTGTGTATCTAAAGAAACCATTTTCTGACATCCAATAAGCAGAACCATCAACTTCTACAGCTGCATTCTGTCCTATCAATCCACAGTTAGTACCAACTTGTTGGAATGAGAATGTAAATGGACTTCCTACAAATCTCATAATAAATAATGCAGTATCAGTCCAAACGTAAATTGCATCACGACCACGTATCGCTCCCATAATTTTTGATCCATCTGCAAGTCTTTGTGTACCAGCAGTGTTAGTAGCTGATGGTGCATAAGCATCTGAGCCATCAATATTTTCTTGATCAGAAAATCTTATAAACATTTCATCTCTTGTACTTGATGTACCAATAGTTGTTTCTGTTCCAAAAAATATTAAGTGTCTATCAGGTGTTGATACTAAACTAAAACTAGATGACGTTGGTGCGTTAGCAAGTATAGTTGCTCTTGTTGCATTTGCAGTTGTAGGATCTGAATCCCATTCAAATGTTTCTCCACCAGATATAGTTGCAATAAGTTTGTTACCAAAATTATCTAATGACCATAGACCTGGTGCTGTAACGATGTCACCTGATGCGGCAGCGTTCCATGCAAAAAAGTTTGAAGCATCTGTAACTGTTGCGCCACTTGAATGTATTGCTGCAGTTGTACCTGTTGCACCTCTCGTTAACCCAGATAAAGTGCCTCCACTATTTCCTGTGTAAGTAATTAGTTCAGAACCGATTTGTACAGTACCTGATGATGCAAATGATGTTGAACTTGCCATAGTTAATGATGTGACTGATGCATTTATTCCTGACGATAGTGTTGAGGTAAACTGTCCTTGTTGTACACCACCCCAAGATCCAAGACCCCAACCTGTTGTTGCAACTTCAACTGCTGGTCCTACAGGATAATAATGTTTAACACGAATACCACCAGAAGTAGTTGCACCTGATCCTGATTCGTTAGATGCCATAGTAATAGTTAGTGTAGTAGTTGTTGGTATAGTTGTTACTTGAAATTTGTTGTCATCAAAATTAGATGCAGTAAAACCAGAATTTGTAATAGATGAAAAATTATCTAATAATATAATATCACCTTTATTAATATTGTGAGCTGATGCAAAAGTTATTGTAACAGTTGCTGATCCATTAGTTGTAGAAAATGCAGATGTTAAAGTTGTTGTAGCTTTAATTGGGTGTATGTCATAAAAAATACCACCAGAATATGCATATAAAATTCTATTTGTACCTAACGCTGCATACTTAATACCACTAGCATTTACAAAATGGTGTATGGCTGTGTTACGTCCTGTTAAATCAACAGAGCCTAATTGCGCCCAACCACCTATTTTTTCTGGTGTACCATATCTAAATCTAACATTGTCACCTTCTATCCATTGGCCCTCGCCACCTGTTGATGTAACTTGTTTATTAAATCCTGGCTGAAAATTTACTTTTTGTAACATATAACCTCATTGTATTATAACTTCCGCATTGATGGAAGTCCTAACATCGGCCTTTTGTCAAACCTATTTTCTTTAGCAAAAGGACCATTTACATGGTTATAATGAAGAAATACTTGAGCGCAAGTATTACCTTCTAGAG